GATGCAGCGTAGTGAGCAACAAGCCTAGGCTCCTGTTGTGAGTAGTCGAAACTACCCCATTGTTTACCTTCTTCTGGTAAGAACAAGCTTCTAATTTTATCTCCATACTCTTTGTTACGTGCGGGTATCTGTTGCAAGTTGGGGTTGGAGTATGATAAACGTCCAGACACAGTACCACCTTGGTCAGATCTAAGTTGGTTAATCTCAGAATGGATTCTACCTTTGTGGGTGTATCTTAAAATGGAGTCTATGAATGTTGAATGAAATTTATTTATTTCTCTTGCTTCTCTTATTAGTTGCGCTATCGGGTTATCACAATTTACTAACCAGTTTTGTGTAAAGCTTGGTTCATCACTTTTCGCTGTCCGTGGGTACTCCACACCTATTCTATCAAAAACTTTTGCAACACTTCTCGCAGCCCAAATATCTACATCCAATGTAGTTTGTTTTTTTATACTATGTAAAACTTGATTTTCTTTTTTCTTAAATTCTTTTTTTAATTCATGAGCTTTCTCTTCATCAACTCTAATACCTCTACGTCTTGTATCAATTAGTATAGGCAACAGATCCATCTCCATCTCCCACACATCATTTAAACTTTGTTTAGATATTTCTGTTTTAAATCTATCCCACAATCTTAAAGTTAACCCTGCATCTTGTTCTGCGTAAAAACCCACATAACCAGCGGGTAATTTCCACATATCAGCTTTAGGATCTATACCCCATTCTTTAGCTTTTTCTTTTAAAAAAGTTTCATTTTTAAGTTCACCTAAATAATCTTTAGCACAAGCATTCAAACTAAAACTAAATCTATTTTCATTAATCAAAGCTGCAGCAATCATAGTGTCTACAATTTTTCCTCTAATTTCAAATCCATTAACTAATAACCAACCCACATCATAACTTGCATTATGAAATATTTTAGTTGCAGGTAATTTTAATATGTCTTGCATCCAAGCAGTTGTGATCGCAGAGTCCATGTTACCTCCTGCGTCATGAGCTATAGGAAAGTACCACTGTTGGCCAAGTGCAGCTACTGCGAAACCTACAATGTAACCATCAAAAGTTGCCCAACCTGGTCCTTTAGTTTTAATGTTTGGATCTTTAGTTTCTAAGTCAATTGCAATCTCAGTTGCTTTAGATAAATCTGGATACTCTGCTGGACAAACCCAATCAGAGTCGTTGTATATAAAATTTAATTGGTGGGTCATTGTATTTTCCTACTTAGGTTAGCGTCTTCTATTGATACAACTTTTTTAAAAGGGATGTTCATTTCAAACAATGCACAATCAGCGCAGTAATAATTATACTCATGAACTATGGTTGCAACCCATTCATCACAACGTTCACACATAATTAATTTATTTTTTCTTTTTTTTGGCATCGTTTAAATGGTCAATTTCTAAATCACAATAATGTTTTATCTTTTCTAAATCTTCTATTGTTTTTCCTTTTGTTAAATACCTACAAGCATACTTAATTACATTTGCTTGAAATGGATTTAAATCATTTTTTCTTATAAATGTCCAAGGTTGAATTAAAAATTCTTTGTAATGAGATCCTCCAATTTGTTTATCATCCGGGAATGCTTCATCGAACATATTTTTATCTGACATAATTAGCCTCATATTGTTTGTAATATTTTCCTAATGGAAAATTATATTGATGATAGGTACCCAACAGATGGAGTGTGCTTTTAGATCTAGTGGCACCTGTATACCAAACCCTAAGTTCTTTTACTTTATCTGCTAAATTTTTCTTATCAAAGTGTGATGGAAAATTACATTTGCTAGCCAGGACAACATTATCTGCCTCACCACCTTTTACTTGATGTATTGTATCTATAATTATTTTTGGCGGCTGACTAAGATCTACACCTTCACTCATAAGTTTTTGAAAATATTGTTTGTCCTTGTCCTTAAATTTTCTTTTAAACACTTGATTCCACAGACCTTTTTGATCTCTCATACCACACCTTAAATGTAATTCATCAAAAGTAAACACTTGATTTGGGTGTGCAAAACTCCATTTCTTACTGTCCGTTGACCGGTATCCGTGGTCAATGTTTAACAAAAACTCATACATGGTTACAGCTTCTTCTCTAGTAATACTTCCACCTTCACATATCTTCTCCCAATAATTAATTGCTGAGAATTGGTTCGGATCAAATGATTTATTATTCTTCTGGTCTTGGTAATATAATCCTAGGTTTCGAGCCTCCTGCTGGAGCTCTCTTTTTACATCATTAATTCTAGCTAACACCATCCAACTTCCTTTCATAGTCCAAGGAACTTTCTTTAATCCATTCCACCTATAAACAGCGCCCTCTTTACCATTAGAATAAAACTCTTTAGGTATACGATTGTTACCCATAGAATTTAATAAACCTTTAGAAAAAAAATGTATGTCTTTATTTAATCTTACACTTCTTTTTAAGACCAAAGACTTACCTGGAAAAGTTTGAAACAAGTTTACATCAGCACCATTCCATTCATAAATAGCTTGGTCATCATCACCTGCAATATAAACTCTCTCCACTGCACCTGCCATTTTAACTACCATGTCCCACTGTAGGGGAGTTAGATCCTGAGCTTCATCGACCATTAAAATTTTAAATGGAACTACAAGGCCATCATCAATAAACTTTTTTACCATGTCTGTGAAATCTAATCTGTCCGCTGTTCGGTGTCCGTCATCCGTTTCAATAACCTTAAACTCTTCGTAACCTGCTATAATAGATTTAAACTGCTGAAGTCTTACTGCTTTTCTTGGTTGTTGTTTATACAACGACACAGGATCTACCTTCATATTTCTTGCTCTATCATAAATTTGTAAAGACCAATTGTTATATACTTTTTGATCATCCCAAGTATCTTTGTAACCAACCTTCACTGTTCCATATTGAGTGTGAAATGTTAGTAGATCTGCCTTAGGATCTAAAACGGGAATTTCAGCAAACTGTTGTCGGGCCAGAGAATGTAGTGTTCTAAAATATGAGAAAGCATCTTCGTCATAACCTTTAAACTTTTGTCTAACTCTTGCAACACATTCGTTAACAGCTTTGTTAGTAAAAGATACATAACAAATTTCGTCTGGAGAATAACCTTTCTCCAGATACCTTTTAACTCTTTTAAGTAAGTTCTCTGTTTTTCCTGTTCCTGGTGGTCCAAAAATTTTAATTGTCTTCCCACGCAGCTGTTGCTTTAGTAAATTTGACATCTTTGTTTTTATGCTCCGTTTGTTTTGGTAAAACTACAACCCAATGTCTAGTTTGTATCCCCTTGAACTTAGCTTTAGGTAAAGCTTTTCCTTGCTCAAGAAACCTAGTACACTCTTTCTCGTTCCAGTTATAACCCATTTTTTTCATGAAAGATCTAAACGTTTCAAGTTTAAACCTCATCTCACCTTCATCTTTCCAGATATTCCCAGAATCTATTTGATCAAATTCTGTAGTGTCTTCAATATCCTCAATGAACTTTGTCATTCTAGAGTTAAACACATCTTTTTGTTCTTCTCCTGCGTTAAACCCTTCCATGTCTTGCTTGTTAGTTATTAATTCATCTAACCAATCTCTATATGGATCTGGATCTCTTTTACTTGGTTTAAGTGATCTCCAAACAATGTCGTAGTTAAGTAATTGTTCACCTAACAACTGCTGTTGGTATAATTGTTTTGTACTAAGTCTAATTGATTTACCTTGAATAGGTAAAATCCAATAAGGTTCTGGGTAAGAATTTACTTTTAAAAGTTTACCAACCTCAGGCAAAGCTTCGTTGTTACCTATACCGTGCTTACGTCTTAAACATGTACTTGATGAACAATGCATTCGTGCAATAGAAGTCTTACACTTATAAGCATATTCTTTATTCTCAACACCCTTAAAAATATTATTCAATTCCTGCGGATGTAATGGTTCTGAGCAAACCTTAGTCATTAAGTTTCTAGTCCAATCCTCATACATAACTGGATCTGGGTTTATTTTTTTAGCTAACACAGCAACGTTAAACATTGCATCATTACGACCCTCACCTTTTTGAACTTTGTTTTTCATAAAGTTTACAACACAAGGTGGAAATTCTTTAGTCTCATCATCTTGAAATATTTTAAGCTTATGAAACTCTTTAGGATTTAATCTATACTCAGAAACAAACTTATATAAGTTTTCTAACTTAATTGAATTGCCATCATTATCCATAGCATTCCTAGTCGTCTGGTGAGCTTTTTGATAAGGTAAGTTTACAAAATTACCTTTTCTTTTTTTATTCCAATCCTCAGGTGTTAGATCAACTTCATCCTGCGCTGGATA